TCTAACGTGACCATGTCAGGGTTTACTATCTCAACTTCTAGTTGTCCTGTTTCCTCTTCCTCTACTCCTTTAGGAGCTTGGAATAGTCCTTTCTCTACAGCCATCAGTAATACCCGCCTCTCTTTTGTTTAAAGTAAACGACTTCTTCAGGTTCATCACTCGGCAGTCGTATAAACCCACCCTGTCTAAATCTCATCAACGCCATGACGGTGGAGTCAACCAAGTCATCGTGGCTCATAAACGGAAACCCTGCTATCTCTTCGATAAGCTCCTCTGCCCATCGTGTTTCGGGAACCCAACACAGACCTGATGACACAATATCCGTAACGGAGTTAAGTCTAGCTAGCTTGTCACCAGATCCCCTGTGTGGTGTGTATTCCTGTATAGGTATACCCATTCTCCTCATTTCTTGGTACAG